GGATGCAAATGAAAGACCGCCTGATACTATTGAGTTTAGATTTAAGCCAGCAATTAAACATAGCATGTTATTATTATCCCATGCTAGTGAGACAACTACAGATAATGTATATTGGAATTTAGGAGTAGAATATACAGGTTCATATAGTGGTAGTGATAAGTATGGTAGATTGTTTATGCAATATCGAGGTAGGGGTGGTGATGTAATTAATGGAACTATTACTACATATTCAGAGTATGCACCATTATTTGATGGGGAATTTTGGAACACTAGATTATGGACAGCATTTCCATTTGTAACAAGTAGTTTCAATACAGGAAATAATAAGCCTCCTATTATTTATTACCAAGCACAAAAAGCTTCAGATTATATAACAGATAAAGTTGTACATCGTACATCCGGTTCTTTATATCCAGGGTCTGGTTCGAATGCAGCAGCTGCATTAGCATCAAGTAAATATTGGTCAAGGCCGGATGAATCCGGCATACTTTATTTAGGTGGGGAGACGGGGAGTGGACTTATAACGCCGTTAACATTATCAACATATAGTGGTTCGATTCAAGAATATCGAGAGTGGATGGAAATAATAAGTCAAAAGACATTTGATTTACATACAACAAATCCATCTTCATATGTATCTTCTATATCACCGACATCATCATTTGATACTTTAGTAAGACATTATCCATTCGGTACCGATCTAAATGCAATTGATCATTCACAAGGAGCTGGTCTATTTGTATCATCAAGTCACCCCAACTCAACATTAACAGATTTTTCTCCTCCATACCCAGACGGCAATAATGCATATGCATCTGCTTCACAATTTTCAACGCCATTTAATACCGAGAGAGGAAATTATGAGCCGGTTGAAGAAACATATTATGTACAAGGAGTTTCTTTAGGTGGTAATGTGCCTAGATCACAAAAAATAAGATTAGAAGAGAATGAATTAGTTAGACGATTGTCGCCTAAGGCATCTGGAGAAAAATCTAGATTTGATAGGTCAGCAATTGATTCAAATAAATTAGGGTTATTTTATTCGCCAGCCGATCAAATCAATAAAGATATATTTAATCATGTAGGGGATGTTGCATTAGATGATTTTGTTGGAGACCCTGATCATGAAATAACATATGATTATCCAGATCTTTCTAGTTTTTCACAAGAGTATTGGAAAAAGTATTCTGATAAAAATGATTTAAATGCTTATCTAAGAGTATTTAGTCAATTTGATTTTGCTTTATTTAATCAAATTAAACAATTGTTACCGGAAAGGATTGATGAGTCAATGGGGTTGATAATTGAACCACATGCATTAGAAAGAGCAAAGGTATTACTAACTAACCGGCCGGAAAAGGAACCATTACATTATGATGCGGTTATAACAGATACAGTTGCAACAGCAAGTGGTGTTATTAGACCATTATCTGCTAGTATTCCTATGGTAGATAATTTCATCTCCGGAAATTCTATATATCATAAACTTTCAAATGGATATATTGATACCGGAAATTATCTAGCTCTATTAACTGGGTCACAGGGTGGTTTGCCAGGTGGTAATCCGTATGAAGCGACTACTTACAAATATGAATATACATTATTTCCGTATACAACTAATCCTCATGAAGCAGCAGCATTAAATTTACCTAGACAAATAACAGGGTCATTGTCGCCATTAACATATTCTCCAACCGGTAGTGTTATTTTAAAACAAAGATTAAGTACTGAATTTGATGCAGTAGTATATCATTATGGTACCGGTTCAAATGGATTATCAAAATATGCTAGGAATTGGAATAAAGCAACCAGTATGAGTTTGGGGTTATCTTTTAGTCAGAGTTTAACTCCATTAGATGGGTATCGAGATGACTTTTTCATGATGACCGAAAATGCGAGGCATTTGGGTTGTAAATTAACAGGCCCAGGTGTTAATATTAACTCAACAATTAATGCAATTGACAGAAAACCGGTAATTGAGGTGTTTGAAACCAATCCAAATACATTAATATACAAAGATGAACCAAATGCTGCTAATCCGGGCAATCTAGAAGTTAGATAAACCAATGCATTTGCATATTTATTAAAAAGAAGAATATAAAGGGATAAACCATGGGATATTTAAATAATTCAACAATTACAGTCGATGCTATACTAACTAAGAAGGGGAGAGAACTTCTTGCAAGGGGTAGAGATGAGTTTAAAATTACACAATTTGCATTAGCAGATGATGAGATAGATTATGATCTATATAATCCAGACCATCCATTAGGTACAGCATATTATGGCGCTGCTATCGAAAATATGCCAATTGTAGAAGCATTGGCAGATGAAACGCAGATGTTAAAATACAAATTAGTAACACTACCTAAAGGAACTGCACGTATCCCTGTAGTGAGAGTAGCACAAAGCGTTATTGAATTGAATGCAAATGAGAGTACTACAATTACTCCATCAACAGTTAATTTTGGTGGTGGTAATAGAAGATTTGGTTATACTGCAATTTTATCTGATTCAGATGTTGCTGATATAGTTGCAACGAGAGGAGCAAGAAACCAAGCTGCTTCAGTACCACAATTTATAGGTGATTCGGAAGCAGCTCAAAGCGTTACAGTATCTGGTACGCAATTTGAAATTACTGCAAAAGAATTACTAAAAGGTGATAGAACAATTACAGTATTGTTTATAGGAAATGAGACAGGTGGTAGAGCATCTGTGACATTAACAGTTAAGAAAGTTGAAGTTGCGACAGCAGCAATGGCTGGATTACAATAGGAAATAAGGAAAGATTAAATTATGGCATATAATAGAAGAGTCAGTAGAAGAGGCCCAGTAGCATTTAGAAGGAGTCCAGTAGCTGCTACATCGCAAGTTGAGAATTTGGCAAGACAAATGGCCAATCAAATTATAAGAGAACGTGAGAGAGCAAAGGCACGTCAAAAATTAGGAAGAATATTTACTACTTTTGATCCTACTGATGATGTGTTGCCAAACAATGTTGAAACAGTAACGCGTGGTTTATTTGCTGGTAATACTGGTAGTTTAACTACAATGTTTACTTCTTCAAATTTAAGTGCAACTCAAAAAACATATTTTCAAGAATTATTTTCAACCAATGATCCTTCGTTAAGTACTAATGCAAATAGTGAATTATCTATAGCATATGGACATTTCCATGGATCGGGTTCAAAAGATTTAACTGGTAATTTAAATAATGATACTCCAACTAGAGCTATTTATAAACAATATGCACAGTTATTATTAGCACCTAATGATAAAAAATTCACATTCAACGGATTTGATTCAGAGGAAATATATATTCTGAATTTTAATCGTGCTAGGATGAGAGAAAAATTAGATCCAGGAAATTTTGAATTATCTTTAGCACAACTATCAGGGTCAATGAATAATAGTGTAGTAACTAATGTTGATCATACAGGGTCAAATGTTAGAACAGCTCGTAATAGTCATGTATATCAAATAATTGATGATTCATCATTAACATCTGGAGGAAGTATTAATGAAGGTGGTTTGGTATATAATTTAATATCCGGATCAATTGATGAAGGTGTTCAAATACATAGTGTAGCAAATCCAGTACATTATGGATTATTATATCCACAACATGGTATTGCAATATTAGATGGTAACCAATTAAATAAGACTTATGCAAATGGAGGTCTTAATTTTAATAGTGTAACAGCGTCAGGAGTACAAGGTGATAATGCAATGAAATTATTTACAGCTTTATCTAGTTCAAATGATTTAACACCTGCAGGAATGAATGGTGGTATACAAGCTAGATCAGCTGAACAAGTTAAGTCGACATATTATTTTGTTAGAATTAAAAATGCAGAATATAATTATTCTAACAATCCATCATTTGTTACAGGTTCATTAGGAGAGATATTCTTTAGTACAATGATTAATGATCCACAAGTATATGTTACAACTGTTGGTTTATATAATAGACGAAGAGAGTTGTTAGCAACTGCAAAGGTGTCACAACCATTATTAAAAAATTATACAAGAGAAGCTCTTATTAAAGTTAAGTTAGACTTCTAAATTAAATTAGTAAGATGATATGCCAATTATTCCATCAGTATTTCAACCGATCAAAGCAAATGATTATCAGCAAAGACCGTTTAAAGCTTATAAACGATATCGTATAAAGTCGGCTGGGTTTACTACCGACGGTGGTTATTTCCGACACGAAGCATTATATAGAAAAAATACACCTCATATATTAGCAGATACTGGTGCTGGTGTAAGTGGAGATAATATATACTTAGTTAATAGCGAAGATAATACAAATCAACATGTTGTATGGAATACTATTGATCATCGTTATTATAGAAATAACAACCCAGCTCAGGCAGCAGATTTTTTAGATATTGAGTCACAAGAAAGAAATATATGGCATTCGGCGTCTATATTTACTTCGCCATATGGTCAAGTTGGAGAAAAAATAAAGCATGGAACATATGAAGTAACGTCTTCAAAAGGGACATCTACATTTACCTTATATGATGACACGATTGGTAATTTACGTGACCCATTAATTAATTCATCTAGTTTTGCATCATCTAGTAGAAACTTTTTTTATATGTCATTTAATAATTTATATCAAGAATATAATGATTTTGATGATATAAATAATTTTGCAGCATATTCTGGGAGTGGTATAACTTATTCATTGAACTCAGTTAAGAAAAAATGTTCGGCTCCTAATGGTATTAGATTATCTCCTGGTGTATATGTTACTGGGTCTGGAGCATATCAACATGTTCCATCAGGTATATCAGCTCGATTAGAAGATGGGTCATATATACGTATACCACATGATAATAAATTTGATAGATTTGGTAAGTGTGATGATTGGACAATTTCACTTTGGCATGCACCAAAAAAAGATACTAATACATTTCATAATGAGTTAATTTCTAAATATGGAATAACAGAAGAACAATATATTGATAAAATTGATTTAAAAAGAAAGGTACGTGATGTTATAACGGATAGAGTTACTTCATATGAATTGACAAAAACTCCATTTATTATTACTGCTGATAGAACATCTACTAAAAATAGTACATATCATTTTTATGCATCTGATGGAGGGAAACAATTACATATTTCATCATCAGCACATTATACAATTAAAGAATCTGGATGGAATCATGTAGCGATACGTAATAAGAACCAAATTACTGAAGTATTTATTAATGGATCGGTTATCGGAAGTACATCAGGCTCAATACCAGAAGGTATTACAGCTAATTATTCTGAATTAATGGTTGGTAATGTTAATGGTATTACAACAGGGTCTAATTCCGGTGCAGTAAATGATGATTTAGCAGAAATAAGAATGTATGATTATGCAGTAGATAATACAGGATTAAATTCGTTATCAAATCGTAATTATACATCAGGGTCGTTATATCAAACAAATGTTGCCGGGAATGTATTTTATAAAAATGCACAAGTTGTAGTTTCTTCCCCAATGCCTAAATATCATACCGGTTCGGGAGTATTTAATAATGATTCGTTTGAAGTTGCATATAGAGGGGTTCATATGATATATGAAAATGAATGCTTAGTACGTGTGCCAAAAGATCAATTTAATGTTACAATGAATCCTACATCGACATATCGGCCTGCAACGGTAGGAGAAGTGTGTACCACAAACCAATCAAATGTACCACCAGGAGAAATGCGAAAAGGTTTATTTGTATCCGGAACATTAAAACCTTATATTACATCAATTGGATTATATGATGATAAATGTCGTATGATCGCGACAGCTAAATTAGCCCAACCTATACAGAAAAATCCAGATGTTGATATGAACTTCGTTGTTCGTTGGGACTACTAATATTTATATTAAATAGAAGAATAAGTTATGGCATGGAGATCAAAATCCAAGTTGCGTGCAAATGCAATTAAACATGGTTACAGAAGTGGATTCGAACATAAAGTATCGGACCAGTTAAAAGAAAGCAAAATTAAATTTGAATATGAAACTACGGTTATAGGATACATTAAGCCAGAAACCAAACATACATATACAATTGATTTTACATTACCAAATGGTATATTAGTAGAAACAAAAGGTAGGTGGGTTCTTGAAGATCGTAAAAAACATTTACTTATTAAGAAACAAAAACCGGAATTAGATATCAGAATGGTATTCCAGTCAGCTAATACCAAGATTAGAAAAGGGTCGAAAACTACATATGGAATGTTTTGTGATAAACATGAAATACCATGGGCAGAGAAGACTATTCCGGAGAGTTGGCTCAAAGAGAAAAAAAGCTTGTCAAAAGGTTGATTATACGAGATCTTTTTAATATATTCATATTATAATAAAAATTATTTATTTGATTTATTAAAGAAATACATTATTATGAAAGTATTGAAATGATAATGAAATATAAGTATAACTAATTAATTCGCAAATGAGCAAATTCTCTGTCATAAGTCTTCTTGAATCTGTAATGGGTAGAGGGAAGATTAATTCTAATGATAATATCGCATTTCATTGCCCTTTCTGCCATACTAGTAAAAAGAAAATGGAGGTTAATATTGTTTCTCAATATTGGCATTGTTGGGTATGTAATGCAGCTGGTAGGAAATTACCTATACTATTTCGTAAGTTAAATGTTCAACGAGAAAAGATAGCAAAACTAATTGAACTATTAGATGATGTAGAATGGAGACCATCGAAAACTACTACGGATACACCTGTATTACAACTACCCGAGGGGTATAGGCCTTTATGGGAATTACAAGAAATGAGTCCGGAATTTAGAAATGCCGTACATTATCTTAAAGGTCGTGGTATAGGTATACATGATATTCTAAAATATAGAATTGGATATTGTAGGAAAGGTGCTTATAAAGGTAAGATAATTATTCCGAGTTATGATGCTAATGGTAGTTTAAATTATTTTGTAGCACGTGCTTATTACATTGAAGATAAATATAAACATAAAAATCCTCCAGCGTCAAAAGATATTATAGGGTTTGAATTACATATAAACTGGAACATGCCTATTATATTAGTAGAAGGTGCATTTGATGCGATTACAATTAAACGAAATGTAATCCCTTTATTTGGTAAGACAATTTCAAATACTCTAAAAAGAAGAATAGTTGAAAAGGGTGTTAGGAAGATTTATATATGTTTAGATCTAGATGCACGTAAGCAAGCATTAGAAACAGCACAATACTTTATGGCAAATGGATTAGATGTTTACTTTGTAGACATTACAGGAAAAGACCCTAATGATCTAGGGTTTGAAAAAATAACAGATATTTTAAATATGACTGAAAAGATGAATGAGACGGAACTAATGAATCAAAAGATATTATGCGCACTATAGATATAGGAATAGAGAAGATAGATAAAATCTATCATATTGCAGATGTGCATGTTAGAAATGTAAAACGACATACGGAATATCAGTTGGTATTTAAACGATTATATGCTTATATTAAGAAGACAAAAACAAGTAATTCTTTAATATATGTAGCCGGGGATATTGTGCATGCAAAGACAGACATGTCTCCGGAATTAATAAATGTAGTATCAGATTTCTTTAAGAGATTAGCAGATTTAGCACCTACAATTATTATAACAGGTAACCATGATTGTAACTTAAATAATAGTTATCGTTTAGATGCCCTTAGTCCAATCGTTAAAGCCTTAAATCATCAAAGGTTACATTATCTTAAAGACAATGGTATATATAGTATTTCCAATGTACACTTCAACGTATTATCAGTGTTCGATAAACCAGCTGATTATATAAAAGCTGATGATTATGAAGGAGATTATAAGATTGCATTACATCATGGGTCGGTACATAATGCATCAACAGATGCTGGATTTGTATTAAGTAACACACATGTTACAACAAAAATATTTGATGGTCATGATTTAGTATTATTAGGAGATATTCATAAACCACAATACTTAAATGATGAAAAGACAATTGCATATGCCGGTTCATTGATACAACAGAACCATGGAGAAGCATTAGGACATGGGATTATGGTATGGGATCTGGACTCTAAAGAATGTGAATTTGTTGACATACCAAATGATTATGGATATTACACATATCAGATAGAAAATGGAAAAATCTTGAACCCAAGTGATAAGATTCCAGTTAGACCTAGACTGAGATTAAAAGTAAAGGATACTGATTCTGCTACATTGAAACAACTAGTCGCGAAAATTAAATCTGAATACAAAGTACAGGATATTTCAATCCAGAAGATTAATGCATTGAATACAACTGATACTAAGAATAAGATTAATTTTGGTAATATAAGAGATGTTGAATGGCAAAACAAAGTTATATCAGAATATTTAACTGATGAATATGCATTAGATGATGAGTTATTAGATACCATACGACATATTAATAGGACAGTACATAGTAAATTACCAACTAGTACATTAACACGGAATATAACATGGACTCCTAAAAAGTTTGAATTTTCTAATATGTTTAGTTATGGCCCAAATAATATTATTGATTTTACAAATATGAATGGGCTATATGGATTATTTGCTCCTAACGCAGCTGGTAAGTCAACATTATTAGATGCTTTATCATTTGCATGCTTTGATAAGTGTTCGAGAACAAAGAAAGCTAAACATGTACTAAATAATAAAAAATCTAATTTTCAATGTAAGTTTGAATTTGAGTTAGGTAAGTATAATTACTTCATTGAACGTAAAGCAAAGAAGCATGGGAGTGGACATGTTAAAGTAAATGTAGATTTTTGGAGAACAGATGCTTCAGGTAATATAGAAAACTTGAATGGAGACCAACGAGATTCTACAAATAAAATCATACAACAATATTTAGGTACATATGATGATTTTGTATTAACAGCATTATCATTACAAAATAATAATACTGGGTTTATTGATAAAAGTCAACGAGAAAGAAAAGAATTATTATCTCAATTTCTAGATATTGACATTTTCGAACAACAATATCAAATTGGACATGAAGAAATAAAAGATACAGCTGCATTAATTAGAGAATATAAAAGAAAAGATTTTTCAACTGATTTGGCAGCTTCAAATGATATGATTTCTCAATTCACCGGGTCATATGAGCAAATGAAAGTTGATAAGGTAGAACATGAAGAAATGAAAACTAATTTAAATGATATCATCTTTACCATGACTAAAGAATTAAAGAAGGTAGATGATACATTAGCAGAGCCAGATGACATATTATATGAAATAACTCAATTAGATGACGAGGTAGGAAATATAAGAAAAGATAGAGATCAGCACAAAGATTTAATTAAATCTCAAGAAAAGTTAAATAAAGAAATTGTTCAAAAGATTGCTAAAGTTGATGTGGATAAATTAAATAAACAAATTACTGATTTAATAAAACATAGAGCAGATGTTATTACATTAGAAAATTCATTAAAGGTAAAACAGTTAAAGATCCAACATGCTCAGAAAATGGTATCCAAGTTAGATAAACATGAATGGGATGAAAATTGTAGTTTTTGTATGGCAAACCCATGGTTACATGAAACTAAACAAGTTGCAGATTATTTACCAAAATTGATAGATGAGGAACAACAGATATTATTTGATATTGATGATATATCAGAAACAATTATAGGCATTGAAAAGAATATGCCAAAAGAAAAGCTAGAATTTTTGTCAGCTATGCAACATTCATTAGGAATTAGTAATGGAACATTGATTGCACAAGCACATCAATTAGAAAAATTTAAATGGGATGTTGAAACGGCTAATAATAATATTCGTGATAAGAAGAAGCAGTTAGTTAAATCTCAAAAACAAAAGGATAATATTATTTTCAATAAAGATAAGAATGATGAGATCCACGAAATTAGAGATGAGATTACAACGGTCAACTTAGATTTGGGAGAATTTGATTCAAAACTATTATCATTATCAGGTAGATTAAAAATGGCCGAAAAGACCCAACAAGATGCACAGGGTGGCATCGATAGGCTAAAAGAACTAGAACAACAGTATCAAGGATATGAATATTATCAAAAAGCAGTTAATAGAGATGGGGTTCCATATCATTTAATAACAAAAGCATTACCACAAATAGAGTCTGAGATAAATAATATATTAAACCAAGTTGTTGAATTTACAATTATATTACATACAGATGGTAAGAATATAAATGCACAAATTGTATATGATGATGACAATCATTGGCCATTAGAATTAACATCTGGAATGGAGAAGTTTATTGCGTCATTAGCTATTAGAACTTCGTTAATAAATGTTTCAAATTTACCAAGACCAAACTTCTTAGCAATAGATGAAGGGTTTGGAGTATTAGATTCTGACAACTTAAATTCAATGTGTATGTTATTTGAATACCTTAAATCACAGTTTGGGTTTTTACTATGCATATCCCATATAGATGCAATGCGCGACATTGTTGATAAATTAGTTGAAATTAAAAAAGTTAATGGATACTCTGAAATAGACTTTACCTAATAGAATTGGTCCTACCTAATATTTATTATTAAATAAGGGAAAATATATGCCGGCAGGAACATGGAATCTAGGGCGTCTTCGTAAACAAGTAAATTACGTAGGCATTAAGGATTTGGGAATAGGAATTCTAGACCCAACAAATACATCTGAATTAGTTTTCAATATTATAGATTTCCCGACGGTACTTACCGCGGGTAAAAACTTATTTAAAATTAAAGCATCGACAGATGTATTAGTTAAGAATTCAAAGATACATATTGAAGTTTTAGATTCAAACGGAAATCCAATCTATTACGAACCTATTAATTATCTCGAAGCAGATGGAACGCGAGTTATAGCAATATATATCTATCCAGATACTCCATATGGTACAGCAACTGTATATATTGCCGGACGTGCTAAAGTTAATCCAATGGATGCTTCAACTGGTAATAATAGTGGAAATTTAAGATATAGTCAAGATGTAAATGACCCGGATTATCTAAATTATCCAAATATATTATGGAGAAAAACGGTAACAGTAGCTCCAGAGAGATATAATACATCTGAAATTATATTTA